ATCAGCGTGCAAATTTGTCATATGAATCTTGTAATCTCGATAACGAGCAACAGTAGATTCTAGTCCGGCCTCGTCAGCAGTATCATTTTGCTGCTCGAGCCACAAACGCATGGATTTCTCCCAAGCGTTTACGACGGACCATTGGTGGCCAAGCCGCCAAATAGCGGCAGAAAACGCGCCACCTCCTTTGCAACCAATCTCAATTGATTGGATGCCAACTAATCGCCCTTGGCGACAACTGATTCGGTTCACAAGACTGTGCACTTGCATACAATCTACGAATACAGCTGTATCAATCGCGGTTTCGCCGGGAATCAAACCGGATAGATCAAAGATAAACTCTCTTTCAACGAACTTCATAGAAAACGCGGTAGTGAAAGAGGCATATAAATTACAACGGTAATTAATCCGCCATGAGGTGAAGAGGTCCTCCCCAACCAGAACCACGCCATCTTCCTGTTCTCGATGGGCGTCACCCAAACCGGAATCGACGGTATTTAATTGTCGTTTCCTCGCGTGCGGGTAACGCGCGCGCGCGCACGCGTAGCGGGGCTGTGCTCTCCATCAACAGATGGATCATAGATTGGATAGAATCTACAAGCGCACATTTCCCAAAGAGGATTGGTCATTCTAATCGGAGACCAACATCGGAAACACCAGGGAGTTCCAAAGGAAATCACGGGCACGTCTTTCGACTTCCGATGGAAAGCAATCTTTACCGGTTTCCGAACTGCAGTTTTCCAGTTTACGGAAACTTTAGTGGTCAAAATACCAACCATCCGGGGCAATATGAGTTACACCAGGGTCTAACTCTTTCTCGAGATCAATGATTCGCAGCTCAAGTTGCTTAATCATCTGCAAGAGATCATCAATATCATGACTCATTCTTCTTCCTCCGTACAATAACAAACGTCGGTCATACCGCAATGCGGACAAACAATCATTCTTCCTCACCTGCCATCTTACAAGGACTAAGATGATCAATAATCAAATCAGGAGTACACGGACATTCGCCGTAAACACCTTCCATACACGGTCTGCATAGCCACCACAGACCGCCATTAATCGTAAATTCTGCATCATAAAAACCGCAGAAATCACAATGACCTCCACTTTCATTCTTCACATTCATTCACATTCACCTCTGGAGGTCGGGGATATTCAATCGCAAATAATCCTGGTTGAACTTGAGCAAATCTAGCCCGTTCAAACTTCCAAATATCTCCTCGTTTCACTCGCCAATACAGTAGGGGTTCCGCCTCATGCATGTCACGGGGCGTCACCACCTGTTACTTAAGGTCTCAGTCTGAAATCATCTTTGCGACCGTATAAACATCGTAGGCCAACAAGGCCCAACCTAAACCCGGAACTAAACGCCCACCAAGTTTAGCCGCGATGCGAACGCCCCTACCTCGCAAAATACGCACAGGAAAAGAACCGGGGCGCGCCATGGGAATAAACCTCCCTTGGGTAAAAGCAATCTCAGCAGCCCCAGCAGAAGATATCTGCATTCCTCGTCTCGCCATATAGGCATGATGACTCCGATTAACTCGAGCAGCATGAGCCCAATAATTTAGATCATCGAGATGAGTCGCAACACGACCTATCGCATGATAAGGAGAACCTGCGACAAGCGCACCACCTACTCCGTAGGCCAACTTCTCAAACCGAGTATCTGCTTGTTCTTGAAGCCACCAAGCAGCCATAAGCGTCATAGATCAACGACGCCCTTTCTTAGCGGGAACAAGTTTCTTCGAAGATTTGCGTCCGTTAGTATAACGATACTGCATCATCTTTCCATTTCGCTTGAACTTTTTCCCGTACGTATATTTCGCCATTAACACATCACCCCTGCCGCATAAGTATGAGCGGAGGCGAGGGCCCCGATCTGCCAAAGAAGGAAACAGACCAGAGCGGTGACTAATTGGATCTCTTTGACCAGAGTAACAATCTGGGCGACCTTCGTCGCTTCGAGAACCTGTTCAGAGGATGGAACAGCAACCATTAGTTCACATCCACCATGTCGAGAGCAAACACGCCTTGGTAATCACCAGCAGCGAGTGTCAATTTCATCCAAAGGCCCGCATTCACGTTACCTTGTGGAGGAGCTTGAGTTGGACCTACAGTTGGGCCAACACCAGTACCATCAAGTTGAATGCAAATCAATCCACATGGAGCCAACAGAGGGCCACATGTATCCGAATTGTAATTCTGATTAGCATTAACCGAAAGAATGTCATGCAGTTGCATTGACTGTGGACCTGTTCCGAAAGCCACGGAATCAGGACCAGTAATCCCAGCTGGCTGAGCACCTTGGAATTCACCACCGGGATAACCCTCGAGTGCATCAAAATGATAATTCAAATAAGGAGCAGTATTATTTTCTCCTTGGAAATTCTCAATAATCTCATTATCATCCATTCCGACATCGAACATCTCAGCAAATATACCACCATCGGCGGCGGTAACGATGTTCGGGTCTGTGACCTGAGGTCGGCTACGAGAATCGGCATAAGCATGAACCAAACCGATCCCATCCGGTGTCAAAGTAGCATCGTCTGGGCCGACGGCATAAATCAGCCGTTCGGTCGTAGTACCAGCAACAGCATCATTTGGAATCACCAAACGAGATGCATCCCACGAATAACGATCTGTTGTCACAGCAGCATCCGCGATAGAATAACCGGCTGGAATCAAATTAGCACCGAATCCTAAATCAGCGTGCAAATTTGTCATATGAATCTTGTAATCTCGATAACGAGCAACAGTAGATTCTAGTCCGGCCTCGTCAGCAGTATCATTTTGCTGCTCGAGCCACAAACGCATGGATTTCTCC